GTGTAACAGTTAACTCAACTGCAGGTGACTCACCCACTATTGGTACATTTGTACAACCTGCTGGTACAGTTATCACCGACATTAAAATCTTCTGCGTTACAGCACCTATCTGTGGCAGCGGTGACATTGGTTATGAAGTTGGTACATCTTCTTCAGGCGCACAAATTGTAGCTACTCAGGCTGACGAAATCTTAGATGCAGGTACAACAGTTGTTGTAGGTAACGTAACAGTTACTGCTCTAATTCTTCAGACACAGGATGGCACGACAGCCCCAGCCTCTGTTCAATATGCAGCTGCTGCACGTAACATCTTCTGTAACATCACTAACACAGTGAACGCTACTACAGCAGGTTCATTTACCTTTGTTATTGAATACGTACAGGTAGCATAATGGTTGATCAAGCAGCATTGGTAGGAGAACACTTAGGGTGGGCTGTAGAAACTGCAGTTACTCTAGGCAATACTGCTACTACACATGTAGTTTGCACTGACGCTAAGATGGTGATTATTGAAACAAGCCATGACTTAGACATTGGTTTTGCAACAGCGGAGGCTGACGTTACTGATAATGACATTATGCTTCCAGCTGGAGTACATACTCTTGTAGTACCTAAAGCTATAGGCAACGCTACTATCTTAAACTATAGGCGTGGTAGTGGTTCAAGTACATTAGTACGTGTAATTTTATCGTAAATTAATCTATCTCGCTGTGTACTAGATGCATGGCGAGATAACTTAATAAAAGTAAGGATTAGTTGTGACAGTAAAAAAGAAACCCGCTAAGAAAAAATCTACAGTTAACGCTGCAGGTAATTACACTCAACCTACTAAGCGTAAAGCTATTGTAGCTAGAATTATGGCTGGTACTTCAGGTGGCAAAGCAGGTCAATGGTCTGCTAGAAAAGCTCAAATGGTTGCTAAGGCATACAAAGCCGCAGGTGGAGGGTACAAATCATGAAGGGTGTAAAGCATTACAAAAGAGATGGTGTTGAACACAAAGGCGGCAAACACAAAATGCCTGATGGTTCTTCCTTCACTGGTAAAGCTCATGGTAAAACAAGTGTAAAATTGTTTCACTATAAAGATTTAAGTAAAACTGCAAAGGCTAGAATAGATGGCAAAGTCAAAAAGTCAAAAAAGTCTTAGTCAGTGGACTAAAGAAGACTGGAAAACTAAGAGTGGTAAACCTAGTGGTAAAACAGGTGAACGTTATTTACCTGCCAAAGCTATTAAGTCTCTTAGTAATTCTGAATATGCTGCTACAACTAAAGCAAAAAGAAAAGGCACTCAAGCGGGTGAACAGTTTGTGCCTCAACCTAAGAAGGTTGCGGAAAAAGTAAAACCATTTAGAGCTTCAAAAGGCGGAACAACGATGAAAAAAGGTATGCACAAAATGCCTGATGGAAGTATGATGAAAGACTCAGACATGAAATCAGGATATATGTATGGTGGGATGGCGAAAGCTAAACCCATGAAAGCTAAGTCAGGTTACAATATGGGTGGCTCTGTTCAGGGCTACGGTAAAGGTGGCTATGCTAACTGTGGTGCTTCTGTGCCAGGTACACAAAAGAGGATGAAATAATGGTTTTACCAGTACCAGTTATAGTATATCTTGTAGGAGCAGGTAAAACTGTTTATCAAATATTAAAGACACCAGCAGGTAAAAAGGTAATAGAACGTATATTATCTTCGGGAGGTAGGCTTTTAAAAGGAAAGCCAAAAGGTTCGAAGCCTACAACTATTACTGCGCAAAACGTAGCTAAAGTACTTAAGGATGTAAAAGCTGGTAAAGGACCGGTTGGTGGAGGACGTCCTAAAGGTCCAAGTAGAACAAAACCAAAAGATGGTAAAGGACCTGGTGTAGGACGGGGTAATAAAACTAGAACTCAAGAAAAACCAAGTGGACCTGCTAGTACACCTAAGGTTACTAAGCCTAAGCCTAATTCAGGCAAAGGTGGACCTGCTAGTAAACCTAAGGTTACTGAGCCTAAACCTAATTCAGGTAAAGGTGGACCTGCTAGTAAACCTATTGCATCTAAACCTAAACCTAATTCAGGCAAAGGTGGACCGGCTAGTAAACCTATTGCATCTAAACCTAAACCTAATTCAGGTAAAGGTGGACCTGCTAGTAAACCTATTGCATCTAAACCTAAGCCTAATTCAGGTAAAGGTGGACCTGCTAGTAAACCTAAGGTTACTAAGCCTAAGCCTAATTCAGGCAAAGGTGGACCGGCTAGTAAACCTATTGCATCTAAGCCTAAGCCTAATTCAGGTAAAGGTGGACCTGCTAGTAAACCTAATCCTTTTGGTAAGAAAACTCCTGCTCAGAAAGCAGCAGAAGCTGCTAAGTTAAAAAGACAAGCGGATGCTATGAAGAAACCTAATCGTTCTTCAAATTCAGGCAGGTTTGACAAGAAAGGAGATAAGACTACTAATGTACCTAGAACTGGTCCCAAAGGTCCAACTAAAGGATACAACAGCCCTAAAAATAAAAAAGGGCGTGATATATTAAACAACCCAAAGCGTCTTGGTCTAACCAGAGTTGATAATCTTATTCAAGACGAATTAGATATAGTTCCATTTGATAACTCTGATCAGAAAATTAAAATAAAACCTAGAGTAAAAACCGCAGAGCCTAAAGTAACAAAAAAGAAAAAACCTAAATCTGATTTTGGTAATTCTGGCAAAGGCGGTGGCGGTCCAGCTAGAACACGTCCACCCTTAAAAAAAGATATCCCTACAGTAAAAGCAAGACCAGGACCAATTAAAGTGCGGCCTAAAGAGTCAGATCAACCTAAGAAAAAGATGACCTTTGGTGAAAAGTTTAATCTCGAACGTGGACTTAATGCGCCTACCTTTGAGTTTAATGGTAAACAATATACTACTCGATATAAAGAAGAGTCTATTGAAAAACATAAGAAAAAATTTAAAGTAAAAGGTAAATATCCAAAAGCTAAAAAGAGATAATAAATTATGTGACCCTGCTATATAAGCATAGCGGGGTTGCATTATTATCTATAGTATGTTATAACTATATATGTAAAACTATCCTTACCCAATAAGGGTTAATCAATTAAGGATAGTATTATGACTAAAGGTTTTAAAGCTTTTGCATCTCGTTGCTGGAACTCACATATACAACGTCAACAACGTAGAGCAGACTACTGGATACTAACTAATATGTCTGACCATGATCTACGAGACATAAATATTACTCGTACAGAAATAAGGCAAAAAATATATGGGCCGAAAGTTAACTAGTAAACAAGAAAAGTTCCTAGCTGTCCTGTTTGAGGAAGCACGGGGTATCCCTGCACGAGCTACAGAGCTAGCAGGGTACGCCGCTGGAACTGCTTCTACTACTATCATGAACACCTTGCAAGAAGAGATTGCAGATCTTACGAAGAAGTTTATAGCTACTCGTGGGCCTCAAGCTGCTTTCTCTATGCTAGATGTAATGCAGAATCCTACTGACTTAGGTAACAAAGAGAAGATGGCAGCAGCAAAAGACCTACTAGATAGGGCTGGATTCGTTAAGACAGACAAAGTAGAAGTCAAATCAGATAGCCCTTTGTTTATATTGCCACCTAAAGATGTTGAATACTATGAAGATTAAGAAGACTTGGCAGCTTCCTCAACCTGATGCGGTAGATGGAGAGTATGAATGGCTTTCAGTAGTAAGAGTAGGCAGGGTTATACCATTTGGCTATAGACAAGACCCAGAAGACTCTGATATACTGTTACCAATCCCAGAAGAGTTAGAGTTATTTGAGCAAGCTAAGAAGTATCTTAAGCAATACAGTCTCCGTGAGGTTTCTAATTGGCTAAGTACTACCTCAGGCCGCTACATCTCTCATGTGGGTCTAATGCAGAGGGTTAAACTTGAGCAAAAACGTAAAAAAGAAGCTTCAATCCAACGCTTCTATGCAGAAAAGTACAAAGAAGCCGCAGAGAAAGCCGAAAAGCTCGAAAACCAACGTATCGGTGCAAGAGTTAGAAAAGAAAATAGTACCAGCACAGGTGAAACCGCCAGAGTTTGAGGTTGAAGAAGCAATTAGAGATATTATCTTTGAACCTAATCCAGGTCCACAGACAGATTTCTTAGCTTCTACTGAACAAGAGGTACTATATGGTGGATCTGCTGGAGGTGGCAAGTCATATGCCATGATTGCAGACCCTGTACGCTGGTTAAACAATCCTCATGCTACAATGCTACTAGTACGTAGAAGTACAGAGGAACTAAGAGAGCTTATATCTGTTTCTAAATTACTTTACCCCAGAGCAATACCTGGAATTAAGTTTATGGAGCGAGATAAGACATGGGTTGCACCCTCAGGTGCTACTTTATGGATGTCCTACCTAGATAGGGACGATGACGTTATGAGATATCAGGGTCAAGCCTTTAATTGGATTGGTTTTGACGAGATGACACAGTGGCCTACGCCATACCCTTGGGATTACATGCGCTCAAGGCTACGTACTACTAAAGATTCAGGGTTACCTCTCCATATGAGAGCAACAAGTAACCCAGGAGGTCCAGGTCACCAGTGGGTTAAGAAGACTTTTATTGACCCTGATGTACCTGACACTGCTTTCTGGGCTACTGACAGAGAAACAGGAGAAACTATCACTTGGCCCTCAGGTCACAGCAGGGAAGGTGAACCACTCTTTAAACGTAGGTTTATACCTGCCACTTTGTTTGATAACCCTTACTTAGCAGAAGATGGCATGTATGAAGCTAACCTTCTGTCGTTACCTGAGCATCAACGCAGGCAATTGTTAGAAGGTGACTGGGATATTAATGAAGGTGCAGCCTTCTCAGAGTTTAATAGGCATATACACGTAGTAGAACCTTTTGATATACCTGATAGTTGGGCTAAGTTTCGTGCGTGTGACTATGGTTACGGTTCTTATACAGGAGTTGTATGGATTGCAGTAGCCCCTGACGAGCAACTCATTGTTTATAGGGAGATGTATGTATCTAAAGTTATTGCTACTGATTTAGCTGATATGATATTAGATGTTGAATCTGAAGAGAAAATACGTTATGGTGTACTCGACAGTAGTTTGTGGCACAAGCGTGGTGACACCGGCCCTTCCCTAGCAGAACAAATGATTATGCGTGGGTGCAGATGGAGACCTGCAGATAGATCTAAAGGTTCTCGTGTAGCAGGTAAGAACGAGTTACATAGAAGATTACAAGTAGACGAATGGACTGAAGAACCTAGATTAGTGTTTTTTAATACTTGTTCTAATATTATCTCTCAACTACCAGCTTTACCTTTAGATAAAAAAAATCCAGAAGATGTAGATACACATGCTGAGGATCACCTATACGATGCTTTACGGTATGGAATTATGACAAGACCCAGAAGTAGTTTGTTTGATTATAACCCTGCATCTAATCCAGGTTTTCAAGCAAGCGACCCAACCTTCGGTTACTAAGGAAAAATAATGGAAGAAGATGATTTCTTTGAAAATGAAATGGCTATGGATTCAGTGGAGTCTAACGCTGTAGAGGATATGGACGAAGATAGTTATTCTGATCCTAATGCAGGCACTGTAATTGGATTTGTGAGAGCACACTACTCCAAAGCTTCTACTGCAAGAGAGACTGAAGAGACACGTTGGGTACAAGCTTACCGTAACTACAGGGGTCTCTATGGTCCTGATGTACAGTTTACTTCTACAGAGAAGTCTCGTATTTTTGTTA